AATATATTTAATATCTGCACCATGCTTGCGAGCAATAGTCCGCGCCACAGTTTCAAAACTCACAGGATTACCTGTGCCTACGTTGAATATGCCTGATTGATCTACATCAAACATTTTTTCATGCAGTTTGCATATATCGTCTACACATACAAAATCACGCTTGTAATTTTCACTGTCTTCAAATAATTTAATTACGCTAGATTCTGTTGCTTGTTGAGTAAATTTAGTATACGGACTTGCTTGATCGCCCTTGTGCAATTCACCTTGTCCGTAAACATTAAAATATCTAAATCCTTGTATTTTAATTGCAAATTCATCTATGTATTGATTAATGAATCTATCAAATAGATATTTACTCCATGCATACGGCGATTGTGGAAGTAACGGACCGTTTTCAGTAAAGTGTTCTGTAGGACCATATACACTTGCACTAGAAGCATATTGAAAGTTTGTTCCAAAGTTTTCGCATATTTGTGCAAGTCTAACACTGAATTCAAAATTTTGTTCTAGTATTTGATCAACATCAGTATATGTAGTTGAGCTAATAGCACCTAAGTGTATACACCAATCATAACCTTCGGTATGCGGAAGTACTCCTGGTTCCCATTCCCACCCTTCAACTTCATGTCCTTGACTTTGCAAGTATTGTGCAATGTTCTTACCAATAAACCCTTCGTGTCCTGTAACTAGTATTCTCATCTGCTTGCCTCTATTATTTGTGTAGTAGAATACCCTTTTACTGTAGGCACAATATGCACAGGTGCTAACTCGTGTCCGACTACAGTTTCGACTGTATAGTCGCCGCCTTTTACAATTAGGTTCGGTTTTATTTTTTTAATTAATTCATATGGAGTATCGTCATCAAACACAATTACTTCACTAACCCAGGGCAACGATTCTAACTGTTCTTTTCGAATAGCTTGATTATTGATTGGACGACTTTCACCTTTTAGTCTTTTAACACTTGCGTCACTATTAATACCTACAACTAGTTTATCACCAAGCGATTTTGCTTCAGCTAGTAGCTCAAAGTGACCCGTGTGTAGTATGTCAAAGCATCCATTAGTAAACACTATGCGTTCTTCAAGATCGCTTACAGTGAGCGTGTGTGTGCCTACGTGTTTAACTGCTTCTCTAGAACCTTTAATAGCAAGTTCTAAACAATGTTTGTGATTGTAATTTTTAGTTAATCCATATACAAATGCGGCTAGGAAACAATCTCCTGCACCTGTGACATCTGATACTTCTACAGGCTCAACTGGAATATTGTAATTTATATTGTCTATTGTAGCAACAACATTGTCCCCGGCTTTAGTTGTAATAATATTACTTTGCCAAAACGTAAATCCAAACTCGTCAAACTCTTTGTAGTTGGGCTTTACTAGCCATGCGTCCTTATACTGATTTGCATGTTCTTTAGGATCTACAATTATTTTACAATTAAATTTGTTAATGTGTTCGATAATTTCAAGCGACTCGTCTAATACACCTTTGTTATAATCACTGAGTATTACATATTCGTATTGCGAAAAGTCATTAGATAATACATCAGCTAATACTGCGTTACCGCTTGCACGTTTGTCATCGTCAATGCGTGTAACATAATGTCCGTCACAAATTACTCTAGTTTTAATACTACTAGGTTGCCCAGTCTCAAACAGTGTTACATCTACACCTAGGCTTTTTAAGTTTTCATAAACAAGTCCTGCTCCGCCAAGTGTTTCAACTTTACGCTGATACTTAACCACAGGCACAGGCGCCTCAGGACTTAGTCGTTCTGAGGCGCCATAGATATATTTGTCGATTATTACATCGCCGAGAACTAATACTTTCATAGTGTTATTATACTATCTTTTAGGTTATTTGTCAAGTAAATTGATTGTTTTAAAAACAGTTTCTAACTTAGTTAAGTTAACTTTACTTTGGAGTGTGTTGCGTAGTCCGTGATGTAATGGCTTGGGCCATTTGTTAAAGCTGCACCAAGCATACCCGTCATGCTCGATATTAAGCTTAGGAACAAATTCTTCTTCGATAACACAAAGGTATGTGTGGAAGTAGAATCTACTATCAGGAGAAATAAAGCTTTCTAAAGGAAGTGTCTTCTTAATCGCAGGCAGAAATCCAATTTCTTCCTCAATTTCTCTTTTTAACCCTTCAAATGGTGTCTCTGCACCTTCGTTAGTGCCGCCGACAAGGCCCCACAGATTATTACGCTTACCTTGCGCTCTGTGAAGGAATAAAAATCTATTTGTATCTAAGGTGTAAAACAGTGCTCCACTGCAAGTAATCATATCGTTCATACATATAATTAGCCTGCTAGTTCAACTCTCCATGTGCCAACTGGATAATCGCCGTCAATACTTAATAACCATTCGTTATTGTTAAACCTGTATTGCACACTTGTATTTAAATTAGTAGTGTATGTAACTTCTGTTGCAGCACTTGCGTCGAACACAATATTCCACTTAGTACCGTTCCATTCAATAATATCGTTTGCACTTGCAACTAATGCACTTGTATCTGTGTTTTGCCACGCAACTGGTGATTGTGTAGCAGTAGCATCGCCGACGTCATTTAATAGTAATAAGCGCACACCGCTTGTTTTAATAGCACTTGGATTGTAGTTAGTTGGATCGATGATATAATCAATACTTGTTCGAGCTGCTATTACAGTATCACTTGGAAAACTATCAGTATCCCAATTAATAAGTATCTTACCTTCGTCAAACGGACTTAGTGTAAATGTGCCAGTAATTGTACTTGCATTGTCTTGGTTAGTAAAGTATACACGACTTACGTCAGCAGCATACATACCTGGCAATGCTTCAAAGATCTCTCTCCAGTTCTTAGTACCAACTATGCCATTTGAGAACAACTGTACAGAGTTACCGTCAACAAATGCACCCCATGTAGCGTAATTAACATTAGCCATTTGTGTTGCTGTATCAGATTGTGCTACTCTGCCAAAATCACCTTCGGTAACTCCTGCTCTTGGAATATCATCGTATGCATTTAGTACAGGCTTGCTTACGCCACCTTCGATTGTTCCTAAAGTTTCGTCAAACATACTTGTAATAATATTTGTAATAACACCCATCTTGCGTACTTTAGTAGGCGGACTGATATAGATAGGAATGCTAAATGTAATTGTACAAATATCTATTTCACTATCAATTCCTACTGGAACACTTCTGCTAGACCATGTTACGTTTTCTAAATTAACAACACTAATACTAGTCCAATCAATAAAGTTATCAGTAGTTTGCATTTCCAAACTTGGATTAAACAATACAAGTATTTGCTCTAACAACTGTAATTTCTGATCAGTGTTTGATGTCCATATGTCTGCATTTAATCGCATCATATACGGAGTAGGAATTAACCGTTCAACTGTATAGTTCTTGCCTTGTGAATTTAAATACTCTCCTGCATCCGTATCATATGCACGTTCTCTAATATTAGTTTTACGTGTGTATGTTGAATCAGTTAGTCGATCCTTGTCTAACTCTAATCCCGTTAAGTAAACAGCAATACGAGGCGCACTAGGCAACTTGTTTTCTGAGTTGTCTCTAATAATGTTTGCTACTTGGCGAGTTAAATCACCATAAGTAACAGGCACTTCTTTCTGCACACCTTTTCCGTCTTGTACAGGAAAGTTTGCTAAAATACGCATCATCTGCGTAAGATATCTTCTTACTTGTCCATCATAAAAATGGTTCACTATACTGTCTCCATCCAAGTACGTTTACCGTCAACAAGTTTCCAAGTTCTGCCTTTTTGTGTAGCACGGTTTGATAGTTTTGCTTTTTGTTCTTCACTCCACTCCCAACCAGATGTGAAACGTGTTTTCTTAAATGTATCACTACCGTTGGCTCTACGTCTTGCATGAGCTTCTTTTTGGGCTTCGCTCATACGCTGTTTACTTTCTTCAGAATGTAGTTTATTATTACCGCCTTCTCTAATGTTATATCCGCTTTTAATTGAATCGTATTCTGCAATATACTTTTCTTCTAAGTCATTTAACTGTTCTAAGGTATTTGCATAATCCAACACTTCCCAGTCAAACATATCAACGCCATACTTTTTAATAGCATTAGCGAAATGATAAGTTCTAGGGCTATGTCTAGCATTACAAAGATGTTCTAATCTACGTTGATTAGGCTCTTGAATAGATTGTCCAATGTAGCACTTACCAGTTTCTTTTTGTGTCCATTTATATATGTGCATTATGTATTATCCGCTCTTGGTTTAAGTGCTTTAGAAAGACTTTGCCTTTCAGTGACTGTTTCGCCATCGATGGTACTAGTTTTAGTATTGTTAATAAAGCTAGACTTCTGGGTTTGTCTTTCAAGTGTATTACTTAGTGACATTCTAATATCGTCTTGTACTTTAACCCAACGTGCGCCGTCATATCGGAACATTCTATTTGGTAAAAAGTCTGTGCGTAAGAAAAAGTCGCCGTCTTCGTTGTTAGTTGGAAACTGTATGCCAAAGCCAAAAGGCGCACCATTAGGTGCAACATCCCCAGTGCCTACTAAGTAACCTGAGTAACCTTCTCTATCAGGTTTGGCATTAACCGCGTCAACACCTAATAGATTGCTTACATCTATGTCTGTATCGTCTACAGATTGTAATGCAACACTGCCGTCGGCATTTGTAGCAATAGAGTAATAATGACTTATATCATAGCCACTCTTAGGTGCATCAGATTCTGCTTGTGCAACTACAGCATTAGAAATTTGCATTTCTTTTTCATACGTTGACAGTAAATCACGTAGTGTATTATCAGTGCCGTCTTCTGCTGGCAAGTCAAGTATTTCCGCGTATTCTTGTCCATCGTATATTTGCTTTAGTTTTAAGCGATATAAGTGAGGAAACCAAGTTTGACTAAAACCTTCTGCTGCACGATTAACATCTTCTACAACGTAAAAGCGTTTAAGTGCAACACTATAATCATTAAGGGCATATTCGTCTTTTAAGTGCGGCAACTCAACTACATCGCCGCTCATAATCTTTCTACCTAATGCTTTAACTGAACTATTCATATGTATAGTTAACATTAATGTATCATTACTTAGGAATAATCCAAACTGAGACAAATCAAAGTCAATGTCTTGAATATTATAAATGCCACGCATTGTATATACGTCTGGGTCGTACTTTCTGTCTCTATTTTCTAAAAATAGCAAGTCTTGTATATTAGTTTCTTTTACAGCATCATACGTAGGCTGATCAGCAGTACCTGAACCTTCAGCAGGATTCTCTGCCCCAAGAAACTTATGGATGTTGATGTCGGTACCGCCGATAGTAAACATTTCTAGGATCTGTTTGTCCAAGAAATAATAATCATTACCGCGTTCCGGTTTGTATAGTGATAAGCGAGGGATAATCATTCTCCTATTGTTATACATATTTATCGTGAACGATAAATACTAATGGAGAACTTCATAATGACATTAGCGACACAGAAACAAGAAGTATACGATTATGTTAACACATTCCTCGGCGGAGGCATGGTTGATGTTGAACTTGATCCTATACATTATCAAACTGGCTTAACAAAAGCATTAACACGTTATAGAATGCGAAGTGACCATGCAGTTGAAGAAAGCTATATGTTTTTAACAACTGTTATAGATCAAAACGATTATGTATTACCAAATGAAATAATGGAAGTTCGAAAATTATATCGCAGTAGTATTGGTTCACGTGCAGGTAGTGGTTCAAGTGGTAGTGTGTTTGAACCGTTTAACGCTGCATACACAAACACATATTTGCTATCAGGATCAAAGCTAGGCGGACTAGCAACATACGATATGTTTGCACAACACCAAGAACTAGTAGGCAGAATGTTTGGATCATTTATAGAATTTAAATGGAATAACACAAGTAAAAAACTTACACTACTACAGCGTCCTAGAGCAGAAGAAGAACTATTGCTTTACTGCTATAACTATCGTCCAGACAGTGAATTGCTAAGTGACTACCTAGCAGTACAATGGATTAAAGATTATACATTAGCTAGTTGTAAATATATGCTAGGCGAAGCACGTTCAAAGTTTGCTACTATTGCTGGTCCACAAGGCGGATCAACACTAAATGGCGATACACTTAAAGCAGAAGCACAGACTGAAATGGAAAAGCTAGAAGTCGAAGTAGCAATGGCCGTCGCGGGCGGTACAGGCTATGGCTTTACAATCGGCTAAAAACTACCAAAGTTTACGCTAACATTCTACTCTTGTTGTAAATACTAATACAGCAGGGAGAGTCCAATGTGTTCACCGTATGTAAGAAAAGAAGCCAATAGACTTAATTGGATAGTCAAAGGTCACCTTTGTGATCTAAGTTGGTCCGATGAAGATGTCGAAAAAACCTACCATTCATATTTTAAAAGACTTTGGGGTAATAACGAAAGTTATATCCACGAAGAAGGCTTTAATGCAGCTTACGAAGCAAGAGAAGCAGAAATCTTAAATGACGAAGTAGCAACTGTTGCTGTACTAGGCGGACACTACGATTAACGGTTGACATCACTTAATTTTTAATGTATAATGTATTTAAACATTAGGAGATTTAGATGATAAAACCCAAGTTATTAGTAATTGGCCATGGCCGACATGGTAAAGATACTGTGTGTGAAATGCTACGTGACCATTACGGATACACTTTTGAAAGTAGTTCAAAGTTTTGTAGTCTACAATTTATATACAATGATCTAAAGGAAAAGTATGGATATGCTAATGAGGAAGAGTGTTATGCTGACAGGCATAATCACAGAGCAGAATGGTATAATGCTATTTGTGATTATAATGTTCCTGATGCAGCGACTCTAGGCAGAGAGATGTTTGAAGCTTACGATATCTATTGTGGGCTACGCAACAAGCGTGAATTCTTTGCAATGCAAAATACTGGTGTATTTGATTACTGTATATGGGTTGATCGCAGTATACATCTAGAAGCTGAATCTACCGACTCAATGAGCTTAGAGCAATGGATGTCTGACTTTACAATTGACAACAATGGCTCATTAGAAGATTTAAAGTTTAACTTAGATCAGTTAATGAGTCATTTAGAAGTCAGGAGTTAAATCTCCCTGTTTCCAACGTACCCCTTCTTTTTGTGTTATACGCTGACAGTTGGCACATATTGTTTTTAAGTTATTATGTCGGCAATTTTTTAAATCGCCATCGATATGAAATACATTAAACTGTTCAGTGTGCTTTGATTTAAAACCGCACTTTTCGCAGCCACTTTTCTTTTCATATCCACGTTGCTTCCATAACGGAACTCCGTGACTCACTCCATTACGTAAACAACGTTCACACTTCTTTCTATAATAAGTTTTGCCATCCTTGCGGTAGTTTATTGCCGCAGGATGTTGTCCGCATATGCATAAAGGTCTCATATTGTATTTAGCTCACCTTTTTGGTACCTTTTTCGGAGGTATTCGATAGGTGTTTTATTCCGAATGTAATAAATACTGTATAGAGAACACTACCATCCAACAGGAGAAACAACATGGCATTAGTATCACCAGGAGTACAAGTCAACGTAATTGATGAAAGCTTCTACACACCATCAGCCGCTGGAACGGTACCTATGATCTTTGTTGCTACAGCTAGTAATAAAACTAAAAGTAGCGGCACAGGAACAGCAGCAGGTACAATAAAAGCAAATGCGGGCAACCCATATTTGATCACTAGTCAGCGAGAGCTTGGTGAGACATTTGGCGATCCATTATTTTACAGTGACAGCAATGGCAATATGATCCACGGCGGAGAGCTTAATGAATACGGTTTACAAACTGCTTATTCTGCATTAGGCGTTTCAAATCGTGCATATGTTGTTCGTGCAGATTTAGACACATCAGAACTTACTGCAAGTGCAACAGCACCAGGCGGCGAGCCTCTAAACGGCGCACATTGGTTTGATACTTCAACTAGTAACTACGGTATCCTACAATGGAATGGCGCTAGTGTACAAGTTGTAGGCGGACAAGCATTTACTGCAAAAGCCCCAACAGTACTTACAGTAGTAACTGACTTAGTTGGTAATGTAGCTGGCGGAGCTCCAAAAGCATCAATTGGTGCAATTGGCGATTATGCAATAGACGCTAACGACACAATGAACCGTTTGTATTTCAAAACAGCAGGCTACGGAACAACTACTCAACGAGTAACTAATACAGGTACTTGGGTAGAAGTAGGTAGCAATGCATGGAAAGCAAGTTGGTCTGCGATACGCGGGACAACAACAAATCCAAATCTAACAGCAAACGGCGCGGGTAGTCATTCAATTACTATTAACACTACTGATGTTCCATTTACTGGAGCTGAAACAACTATTGCACAATACGTTGCAATTGTTAACGCAGCAGGTATTGCAGGCGTTACAGCGGCACAAGTTGATGGTTCTATTGAATTTTATGCAGATGCTACTAGTGATAGTGACGGAGCAGGCGCCGGCACAGCAGACGGCAACATTACAATAGCAGACGGAACTGGCACAGCATTATTAGCAGCGTTAGGTCTAACAGCAGGCACATACAGTTCGGCTAGAATAGAAGCAGCAGCACATACAGCAGTTCCTGCATTTAAAACAGCAGATACAAGTTCAGCACCAACAGGAAGTGTTTGGATTAAAACAACTACTCCAAATGGCGGAGCAAAACTAAGTGTTAAAGCTTATAGTACAGCTACACAGCTATGGTCAAGTGTAACTACTCCAATTTACACTACTCCAGCACTTGCACTATATGGACTTGATAAAACAGGTAACGGTGCAAATTTACTAGCTGGCGCACTTTATGCAAAAGTTAATGTAGACGAGCTTGCTAACCCAATTGGAAACTACAAAGTTTATTCAAGAGCAGCAGCAGGCGCAACTAGCGTAACTGGCGCAGTAATTGGTGCAGCAGGCGTTGCAGCAGCTACATATACATTTACAGTATCAGAATCAAAAGCTAACACACTAGCAATGACAGCACCTGTAACAGTAAGTGTTACAACAGCTGACTCAAGTGCAGATGCAGAATTACTAGCAGCAGCAATTAATGCTAAAGGCTTAGTTAACGTTGTAGCATTAGTTGATGCAACTAACAAAGTTGTAATTCAGCATAAACTAGGCGGTGAGATTGAGTTTGTCGACACAGACAGTGGTCTAGCAGGATTTGGTTTTGCAGCAGCAACAGTAGCTAACTTGTATGTTGGTCCAGGCGACGCTGGTTTAGTAGCTTCAAACTGGAAGCCACTAGTATATACAGCATCAGGAACAGTTCCATTAAGTTTAGCAACAAGCAAGCAATTATGGTACAACAGTGTTACTGATGAAGTTGATATCATGGTGCACGCAGGCGAAAACGGCTGGGTTGGACTAAATCATGCAAACAGTCCTTACAGCGACACAAACCCCGAAGGCCCGCAGGTTGCAGCAACAGCGCCTACAAATCAATCAAACGGCGTAGATGCGCTTGTAGAAGGCGATATTTGGGTTAGTACAGCAGATGTTGAAAACTATCCAGCTATCTATAGATATAACGCTACATTAAGCGAATGGATTTTACTTGACAAAGCTGATCAAACCACAGAAAATGGAGTATTGTTTGCAGATGCACGCTATGGCGACACAGGCGGAACAATTGATGACGCACCAAGTGCAACAATCGGCGAATTGCTAGAAAGTGATTACTTAGATCCAGACGCTCCAGATCCTGCACTGTATCCAAAAGGTATGCTGCTATGGAACTTGCGTAGAAGTGGATTTAATGTTAAGCGTTTCGAGCGCAATTATGTTGACATTACTGCGTTGAATACTGCATTTGGGGATGAACCAATGGAAGACTACTATCCACATCGTTGGGTTACTGATTCAGGTAACCAAGAAGACGGTTCAGGTAGCTTCGGACGTCATGCACAGCGTAAGAGTGTTGTACAAGCACTACAAGCACTTGTTAATGACAACCAAGATATACGTGACGAAGAAAGTCGTCAGTTTAACTTGTTAGCTGCTCCTGGTTATCCAGAGCTAATTGGTGAAATGATCACACTAAACTATGACAGACGTCTAACAGGCTTTGTTGTTGGTGATACACCATTCCGTTTAACACCAGATGCAACTTCATTAAATGAATGGGCAACTAACGTTAAACTAGCACTAGAAGATAACGACGACGGCGCAGTTAGCTTTGATGAATACATGGCTATGTACTACGGTTCGGGCTTTACAAGTGACAACGCAGGAAACAACATTGTTGTTCCACCAAGTCATATGGCACTACGTACTATTATACTAAACGATCAGGTTGCTTTCCCTTGGTTTGCACCAGCAGGAACACGACGTGGTGGTGTAAGTAATGCTACAAGTTCAGGTTATATTACTAGTGAAGGCGAATTTAAGTCAGTAGCATTAAACACTGGACAGCGTGATACACTTTATTCAAATGCAATTAATCCGATCACATTCATTAGTGGTGCAGGACTTGTAGTATTTGGACAAAAGACTCGTGCAAGAAACGCAAGTGCATTGGATCGTGTTAACGTAGCACGTCTAACTGTATACTTACGTGGACAGCTAGAGTTGTTAGCCAAGCCATACTTGTTTGAGCCAAATGACAAGATCACAAGAGATCAAGTTAAAGCAGCAGCTGATGCGCTATTACTAGAATTAGTAGCACTAAGAGCACTTTACGACTTCCTAGTTGTGTGTGATGAAAGTAACAACACACCAGCAAGAATAGACCGTAATGAGTTATACTTAGATATTGCTATTGAACCAGTAAAAGCTATTGAGTTTATATACATACCGCTTAGAATTAAGAACACAGGCGAAATTGCAGCACTAGGTTAATATGCGCATATAATGAGTGGGGAAAGTTCCCCACTTGTTTAAGCATAAATACTGTACAGGAGAATAACGAATGCCAATTACAACATTACAAAATATCAGTGTACCTACAGAAGGTGCTGGATCAAACTCATCATTATTGATGCCTAAGTTACAGTATCGCTTTAGAGTATTACTAGATGGTTTTGGTACTACTGGCGGACCAGATGGTACTAGAGAAGTTTCAAGACAAGTAGTAGACGTAACTCGTCCAAACGTTAGTTTTGAGCAAATGACTATTGACGCTTATAACTCAAGAACATATCTTGCAGGTAAGCACACATGGGAACCAATTACATTAACACTACGCGAAGATGCAAACAACAACGTACAAAAAGTTGTTGGACAGCAGCTACAAAAGCAGTTCGATTTCTTCGAGCAGTCAAGCGCAGTATCAAGTGGTACTTACAAGTTCCAAACTAGAATTGAAATACTAGACGGTGGCAACGGTGCTAATGGAGCAAACGTAATTGACCGCTTCCAATTAGTTGGTTGTTATTTAGAATCAGCAAACTATAACTCACTAGCTTATGCTACTAACGAAGCAGTAACAACTACGCTAAGTATTCGTTATGACAACGCTATCCAGTTTGGATCAGACGAGTCGTTCGAAGGCATCGGCGAAGCAGTTACAAGAGCAGTAAATTCAGCTATCGGCGGAACTACTGTTTAATACAATTAGTTAAGGTTGGTATTTTCTATAAGGAGCGGAGATTGGTAATTCAGTCTTCGCTTTTCTTTTATATACCCAGATAATGCATAAGGATAAATATTAGTATGAGTTTTAAAGATGCATTCCTATTCAACCTTGAGTCAGAAACACATTTGCGTGACGCACGTCATGCGAACCAAATTTACACACAAAATAACTTTGCGTTTACACCTAAAACAAAGTTTATGTATCATGTTAATTTTATTCCTAATCCCGAAATAGGGTTGGGCGAAGTATCAAATACATTTAAATTCCAAAAAGAAATAGGCGTACTTGTTAAGAGTGCTGACCTGCCAAGTTTTAGAGCAAGCGTAGAAAATAAGCAACAATACAATCGTAAAAAGAACGTACAAACTAGAGTTGATTACGAAGATTGTAGAATTGCATTTCACGATGATAATACTGGCGTTACTAGAGCATTATTAGAAGACTACTATAAATATTATTTCCAAGATGCTAACACTATTACCGGAACACCACTTAATCCAGCAGCAAATGGCGCTTTTGGATCTCGTGATAAATATTTTGCTAGGGTTCCAAACTACGGAATGAATACAGGCAAAACTAAACCATTCTTTAACAGTATTACAATCTATCAATTATCACGTAGAAAATGGGTGGCATACACATTAGTTAATCCACTGCTAACTGCATGGGATCACGGATCTGTCGAAAGCGGATCCAGCGACTTTAATGAAAACACAATTAATGTTGCATACGAAGCTGTGCAATATACTAGCGGCACCGTTGGCGGTGACACTCCAGCTGGAATGGCAGATCAAAGTATAGGATATGATACAACTCCGAGCCCACACGGATATTTAGATAATGCTATGAATAGCGATGCAGATTTAAGCAAAGGGTTAATTCCTGCACTAGTTGGATTAGGAACATCGGCACTACTAAACAAAGCGTTTGGAAATAAAAATAGTCCAAGTAAAAATATTCTTAAACAAGTTGCAACTGGTGTAATAGGCGGCATAGTATCTAACGTTTTATCACAAAATAAACTACCAGTACCTGATCCACAAAACAATGTAACTCCTTCGACATCTGCGTCAAACAATGGTAGAATGATGTCACCGACTACTATTAATTCACTACTATCAATACCCGCAGTTGCAAGTCAAGTAATGCCTGCATTAATTAATAGCGGAGCATTGCCTAATACTACAATGGCTGATTACAATAGTGCAACGCCGTCAGTAAAAGCAGCATACGAATCAGATTTAAGATCTCAAATTGCACAAGGCGATCAGAATTTAACACAAATTGCATCAAATGCACTAACTGATCTAGGATACGGAACTTAATTATGGAAAACAAAGACATAACTACAGAATTTTTTAATAACTTTTATAATTTAGAAATTAGTTATAATCCTAGCGAAGTTGATGCTGTTATTGGTTATTTTCTTAAAAGAGGCTTTGATAAAACTGCTGCAATTAATACAGCAAGTGTATTATTACAACAAGCTAAAATTGATGACTTAAATGTACAGCAATTAATAGATACACTTAAAGGTGTAACTGACGTACAACTAAGTCTTATCGTTGCACAAATACTTAACTTTAATAGAGAAAAAACTAGTGTATTAGGATTTAGAGATGAATCGTCACAGTTTGAATTATTTGAACAACGCAACGTAGTGATATGATATGGGTCGATTTGCTCAAGGTAAATTTAATCTAAAAAATCCAGAAAAATACATAGGTAATAAAGTTCCTACATACCGTTCAGGTTGGGAATTTACTTTTATGAAGTTCTGCGACGAACATCCTGCAATAGAACAATGGGCAAGTGAAGCTGTACGTATACCTTACCGCAACCCACTGACCGGTAAACAAACTGTTTATGTGCCTGACTTCTTTATTTCATATGCAGATAAAAGCACTAAAAAGCGTGTAGAACTAATTGAAGTTAAACCTGCTAATCAAGCAATGCGAGAACGCCTTGGTAATAGCAAACACAATCAAGCACATTATGTAGTAAATCAAGCCAAGTGGGAAGCTGCAAGGGCATGGTGTAAACAAAAAGGAATACTATTCCGTATTGTTACTGAAGATGATATATTCCATCAAGGAAGGAAAAGATAAATAATAGTAGCATATAATGGAAAGTTTAAATGACTAAAAAATTAGAAGACCTACTAAATTTACCTGACTCAAAAGAAATTATAAAAGAAGCACAATTTCAAGAAGCAGAGCAAGCAAAGCATGAAATGGCAAATGTAGTTGAAACATTCCGTGACATAGAAGAGTTTGATAAAATTGCTAGTGCATTACCTGCTATAAAAGGCTTAGGTAAAATGGCAGACGACGAGCTTAATGAGATTGCTGACAAAGCAATGCAAGCATACGATGATCTAATGGATTTAGGTATGAATGTAGAAAGTCGTTATAGTGGCAGAGTATTTGAAACTGCTGGCGGACTGCTTAAAACTAGTTTAGATGCTAAAGTAGCTAAACTTAATAATAAATTAAAAGTAGTTGAGCTACAACTTAAAAAGCAAAAGCAGGATAATGACGGCAAAGTAAGCGGCGAAGGCGATATAGTCAACGGCGCTGGATATGTTGTTACTGATAGAAATAGCCTTTTAGAAAAGCTCAAAGGCTTGGATAAAGATAAATAATACATATAGAACAGGGATCATTGCGCAATGAGATCATTTACAACAGTACTAACAGAGTCTAAAAAGACTTATGAATTTAAAATTGGTGTAGCAGGGCCTTTACCAGAAGGCTTTGAAGACACACTAGAAACAATACTTAAGAAGTATGGAGCTAGTAATCTAACTTCCGGTAAGAAAACACCAATACAAGAACGTCCACTAGACTTTCCGCAGTTAACAAATATGGAAGTTACATACTTTGAACTTGGTGTCGAATACCCAACCACACCGCAAGTATTACAAGCATACATTGGTAATTGCTGTAACATTGATCAAGCATATGTTATTGTGCGAAATTTAGGCGATCCTAGAGAAGAGTATCAAGATATTAAAGACGATGCACCATACGAAGCTATGTTAACTAAAGAAGACATGGGGGAAGCTGATCCAGGAGCGCAAGTTCATGTAGGCGGCGAAAGAATAATGAGTCTTTTAAAAGAACTAGAAACTGTGCGTAAAGAAAATGAACACAGTGGTGCTGAAGGCGCTCCGGTTGGAGAGTCAACAGACATTGGTGACACAGAAAATACTAAAGCAGTTGTAGGAGGCTGAAATTATGAATATGAAGAAATTAATTGAATCAATGGATCACATCGAAGAATGTGGAATGGCCGAAGGCCCCATGGGAATGGCTCCACCTGCACCAGAGATGGACAAAGGTAATCCAGTAACAGTAAACGTATCAATGAATGCAAGCGGCAAAGAACATGTAGCTGATTTGTTAGATATGATGAAGAACGCAGGACTAGGCGATGCAGCTCCGGCAGCAGACGCAATGATGTCACCACGTATGGATATGGAACGTTTGTCAGGCATTATGGGCAAGCCAGAACATGATCACGATGACGACAAAATGAATCTTCCTGCGGTTGCAGATTTAGACGGCGGCGAAGACGAATCATATGCTAACGAAATGGATGGCGAAGATGACATGGACGAAGGCGCTGTTAAAAATGCAATGATAGACGATGCTGAAGGTATGGACAAAGAAGATTTTTGTGAAAAGTACATGGCACAAGGCATGGACAGAGCAGAATGTGAAGAGCATTGGAATTCTATGAATGAAGCAGAAACTGAAGATATGTCCAGTGAAGGTACTTACACTATTAAAGTTAAAGGCAAGAATATGGACAGCCAAAATGAGCTTGCAAGAATAGCACAGCTTTCAGGTGTATCTGCTCCAGAAGAAATGGAAGTAGAAGCAGCAGGCGACTACGCTAATGAGCCAGACGAACAGTATAGCGATTTAAGTGCTGTTATCCCAGATGGCGATGACTTACACAAGCAAAAGAAATCACACCCAGCAACAGCAGGTGGCGACAATCCAATGGCTATTGAAAACATTAAAGCAGCATTGTATGCAGCATTAACTGAAAAGAAAATGTCTGAAGGTGAACTACCAGCAGCATTAAAAGCATACCAAGACAAGAAAAAAGGTAAAGCACCTGCTAAAGGTAAATCTAAATCAGGCAAGATGCCAATGGATGCAGGCAAAGATGGTAAAAAAGGCACTAAAGATGACAAGCCAGCATTTTTGAAAAAAGAAGAAATGGCTGCTGAAGGCCGTGGACGTGGCAAGAAGACCAAGCTAACGGCTGGACGTGGACGTGGCAAATAGTAAGTCTTAATAATTAGATGCACTAACCAGATAGGTCCTTAGGGACCTATTTGCTTGAGTAAATAGCTGTATGGTAAAAGACGATATTAATTGGGAAGCATACTTCGATAGTATAAAGCCTGTATGTCCTTGGAGTGCAGCAGCATGGAAAAAGGGCGAAATTAAAGTTACAAAATGGCGCGGAGAGTGGGAACACTTAGAAAACAACCAAGCTATTGTTTACATTGTACCCAACTATAATCGTAGGCGTTTAAAGAAACTTTGTAGTAAACTAGATGTTAGTTTAGAATACGAGTGGTTGTGGAGCGAGCCTAGATACGGTAAACACGCTGCACCTACACATATTTTAATCCAACAAGATAGGCGCAAACTATTTGACCTTAGGTTCGACATTGGATACTACGACAATATAATAGGATAAGTACTAATATGGCAGCATCATTAGACGGCGTCTTAATAAAGAAGGCAAACAGACAAGAAACATATACCAACGAGCAGGTTGAAGACTTAGTAGCCTGTATGGATCAAGATGAAGGATACTTGTACTTTGCTAAAAAGTTTGCTTATATTCAGCATCCTGTAAAAGGTAAACTGTTGTACGATCCTTACGAGTATCAGTTAGGATTAATGTATAGTTATCACAGCTATCGCTTTAACATTAATATGATGCCTAGACAAACAGGTAAGACTACGTGTGCTAGTATCTATCTAGCATGGTATGCAATGTTTGTACCAGATCAAACTATTCTAGTTGCTGCACACAAATATACAGGCGCACAAGAGATTATGTCACGTATACGCTTTGTGTATGAAAGTTGTCCTGATCATATACGTGCAGGTGTTACAAGTTATAACAAACAATCGATTGAATTTGAAAATGGTTCGCGTATTGTAGCACAAACAACAACAGGCAACACAGGACGTGGTATGAGTATCTCGTTGCTATACTGTGATGAGTTTGCATTTGTGCAACCCAACATTGCTGAAGAATTTTGGACTTCAATATCTCCTACACTAGCAACAGGTGGTCGTGCTATTATTACAAGCACACCAAACTCGGATGAAGATACCTTTGCAACCATTTGGAAACAAGCAGAAAATAAGTTTGACGACCACGGCAATGAACAAGAACTAGGTTCAAACGGTTTCCATAGCTTTATATCACATTGGAGTGAACATCCAGATCGTGACGAAGCATGGAAAGTAGAAGAAGTTGGACGTATTGGTGAAGAGAAGTTCCGACGTGAGTACGGTTGTGTGCAACACCACACAGAATTAATATTACAAGATTCTACTGGAAATGAATTTAAACTCGCCATTGGCGAGTTGTTTAAAATGATAGATAAATAATTGCATAACAACAATTTAGCGGAGAATATTGTGAGTGCAACATATATAAAATCAAAAATAGATAATACCCGGTACTGTAAAACAAATGGACAGTTTACCCGTCATTTGAGAAAGCACGAGTTAACTTATCAAGAATATTACGAAACATATGTTTCCAAAACTAGTCCTAAGTGTCGGTGTGGTAATGCTCTTACATTTTATCAAAAAACAGAAACTTATGCTAACAGTTGCGGAGCACCACAATGTGTTGGAATATCTATATCTAATACAAAGCAAAACTGGACAGCTGAGCAACAAGAAACAGACAGATTAAATAAACAACGTGCAGCAAGTACACGCACAGACGAGCAAAAGAAACTACAACTTGCAAAGTCAAAAGAAACATTTAAGGAAAACTATGGCGTTGATTGGGGGGCTAAATTAGAAACTCAAAAAGCAAAATCAAGAAAAACTAAGCTTGAAAAGTATGGCAACGAAAAGTACAATAACAGCCGACAAGCTAGTTTAAGTAGAATCAGTCGAACTGTTGAACAAAAGAACAAAAGCAATATTCAGCGAAGAAAAACTAACTTGGAAAGATACGGTGTTGAGAATGTGTTATTATTGAAGTCTAACCCTAGTAAGATTAATAAAGGAAATGCTTCCGTTAAAGATTATATATTGCCGAGTGGAAAATCCGTTGGCGTAAGAGGACATGAACCGTATGCATTAGACATATTGTTTAGAGATTTAAATTATCAAGAATCTGAAGTTGTAGTACACGATGATTATTCGAACTACTCAATTGAAGTATTTGAATACGTTAATGTTAACAAGCATAAACATAAATATTATCCAGATATATACATACCTAAAGAAAACAGAATAATTGAAGTTAAAAGCCAGTGGTGGTGGGACGGCAATGGCGCAGAAAAGTATATTTCTAGATTGTTAAATAATCTTAAAAAACGGCAAGCAGTAATTGACAAAGGATACAATTACGAAGTTTGGATTTTTGAAAATAAATATTCGTATAAGGCTTTAACTAATGAAAGTTTTTAAAGAAAACACAAAAAAATATAAAGTACTAACACCTACAGGGTTTGAAGATTTTGCAGGAGTAAGTATGATGGGGATTAAACCCTTGCTTAGATTAGAATTTGAGCTCGGAGCATATGTAGAATGTACGTATACTCACAAATTTTATGTTGATATAGACAACTATAAAACAGCAGAGTCGCTTATAATAGGCGACACTGTATATACGACAGAAGGTAATATAAAAATACTTAATAAAATCGAGTTAGGATACAGTGAACCTGTTTACGATTTAATAGATGTTGCTAATGGCCATAAATATTATACGAATAATGTATTAAGTTCTAATTGTGAATTCCTTGTATTTGACGAAACACTAATTAATAGTATTAAACTTGCTGTTATGGAAGGTGTAGCTCCTATGCTTAACATGGGCCAAACACGCTGGTATAAGAAGCCTACAGCGCAATATACATATGCAGTAGCACTTGACCCTAGTATGGGAACAGGAGGCGATAACGCAGCTATACAAGTGTTTGAACTGCCTAGTTACGAACAAGTAGCAGAGTGGCAACATAACACAACTGCTATACCAGGACAAATACGAGTACTTGCTGACATATGCAAATACTTACAACAAGAAACTAACAATGCCAACGGCATATATTGGAGTGTTGAAAACAATGGCATTGGCGAAGCATGTTTACTTGTTATTAACGACTTCGGTGAAGAAAATATACCAGGATTATTTGTAAGTGAGCCAATGCGTAAGGGACACGTAAGAAAGTTCCGCAAAGGATTTAACACTACACACGGTACTAAGATTACAGCGTGTAGTAGACTTAAAACTATGATAGAAAACGATAAGATGAAGATTAGAAGCAAGACTCTTATTAGTGAGCTCAAAGCGTTTGTTGCAACAGGCAGTAGTTACCAAGCAAAGTCTGGCGGCAGCGATGACCTAGTAAGCGCAACATTACTTGCGCTTAGAATGATGGCAGTACTTAAAGATTGGGATCCAAGAATATATAGTACCTTTACACAAGCTGAAGACATAGAAGATTACGAAGCACCTATGCCCATCTTTATAAGCAGTAACTTTTAACTAGGTAGATAAATACATTATGCAAGAATTTGATACAATAGGTGAAGACCTTTTTAACAAGATTAGAGGAAGATTTCCAGAAGTTACTATCGGTGACGAACAAGGAACAGTTACAAATGAGCCAACTATGGCACGTTTCTTTGATTTTGATTATAACGGACTTGGCAAAGTAAGTGTTGCCATCGACGAAGATGACGGCTTAACTGTTATATACAGTAAAGACTTTATGGAAGATCAAGACGAAATGACACGAGAAGCGTGGTATGATTTTCTAAAAGAACTACGCATTTTTAGTAAAAAGCGTATGTTAGATTATAGTGTAAGAGACATTACAAAGTCAAATTTAAATAAAAGAGATTATAAATTCTTGGCGAAACCCCCTGAGGACGAGAACATGAACGAATCAAAACTATATGGTACTAGTCGTATTAGCTACCAAAAGATAGGCGAAGCACGTATTGTAATTAAGCACACAGAAGGTGTTAATCAAGAAAGTGCAGCAGGGCGTACACGCAGCATTGGCAAAATTTATATTGAAAGCGCAGAAGGCGAACGTTTTATATATCCGTTCAAACACCTAAGTGGCGCAAGAGCAATGGCACGTCACGTAGCAGAAGGCGGCAAACCGCATGATGAGTTCGGCGGACACATTGTAGGCTTATCAGAAGAAATGAGCAAATTACGCAAGTTCAACAACTATATGGGTCGTAGTGCTGTAATGGCAGAAAGCCTATCAGGATATGTTGACGCAGTTAAAGAACGTATTAGTACAGTTAAGAAAACAATCGAGAGCTTACAAAAGCCAAAGTTTTATGCAGAAACATTTGCAGCATATGCTAAGCCAATGATGGAAGATGTACCTACAGACGTTGCAGAGAATTGGATTGACCAACTTACTATTAAGCAGTTCAACGAAGAACTAGCAGATGTATTTCCATACATTTATAACCTAGTAAGTGAAGCAAGCAAAGCGAAATCATTAGGACCAGAAGAGTTAGAAGAAGTAGCAGGACCAGACAAGTGCTGGGATGGTTACAAAAAAGCTGGTACACAAAAAGGTACTGGAAAGAACAAAGGCAAGCGTGTAAACAAATGCGTACCAGAGGATGCACAGCTAGAGCAGGGCTTTGAAGAAATGATGGGCCAGTTTGGAGAAGGACAGTTTAAACGCGAAATGACTGACGATGCTCAAGACATGGACAAAGAAGAGTTCATGAACAAGTATAGCGACTACGGCGAAGAAGAAGCATCTGCAATGTGGGATGACATGAATGAAGGCGATGACGACACTATGGACGTTAAGATTGATAAAGACGGTTCAATGAGCAAAGATGACGGTCATGAAGAAAAAGAACAAAAGACACCATTAGGCGAGTTCATCCTTAGTTACTTTGATCGTGAGAATGGAGCATTTCCAAAAGGCGAAACAGCAGTACTAACTATGGTTGAAAAAGACTACGGTGAAGAGTACATCAATCCTGCTAAACAGTTTATTGAACAAGTAACTGCAAAGTTTGAAGAGATTCAAATGCAAACACAACCACAGCAAATGGAAGCACCAGACACAGGCGAGCATGACAGAATTCGTGAGTTAGCAGGACTACGCTAACCCACTTATAAGTTTTATTTCTTTTTCTTTAAAAAAAGACTTGACATTGTTCAGTATCTGTTATATAATAATAACTGTGCTGTAACATTAAAAGGCACTTGTAGCAATAATGCTACAACATTTAGGCAATAACAACGAAAGAGGCATATAATTATGGCATCATTAGCAGAAATCAGAGCTAAACTTAAAGAGCAAGAACAACGCTCATCAGGCGGCGGACAGAATCAAGGTCCAAACCCAATTTACCCATTTTGGAATATTAAAGAAGGCGAAAACGCAACGATGCGTTTCCTTCCAGATGGCAACACAGATAACACTTTCTTCTGGGCAGAACGTTTGATGATCAAACTTCCGTTCGCAGGTGTTAAAGGAGACACAGCATCTCGTCCAGTACAAGTACAAGTTCCTTGTATGGAAATGTACGGCGAAAACTGTGGTATCCTTGCAGAAGTACGCGGTTGGTTTAAAGACGCAAGTCTTGAAGACATGGGCCGTAAGTATTGGAAAAAGCGTTCATACGTATTCCAAGGGTTCGTAAACGATAATCCTATCGCAGACGACCAAGCACCGGAGAATCCAATCCGTAGATTCATTATTGGCCCACAGATCTTCCAGATCATTAAGGCAGCATTAATGGATCCAGACATGGAAGAATTACCAACAGATTATACTGCTGGTGTAGACTTCCGTTTAAACAAAACTAGTAAAGGTGGTTATGCAGACTACGGCACAAGTAATTGGGCACGTAGAGATCGTCCATTGAACGATGAAGAAATGGCTGCAATTAACACACACGGTTTGTTTAACTTGTCAGACTTCCTTCCTAAGAAGCCAGACGCAACTGCTGTAAAAGTAATGCAAGAGATGTTTGAAGCGTCAGTAGACGGTGAAGCATACGATGCAGATCGTTGGAGTCAGTACTTCCGTCCAAGTGGCATGCAAGCACGTACAGGCGACCCACAAAAAGCAGCAAGTGCAGGCGCAACTGCAACTAGCCAAAGTGCTCCAGCAGTAGAAGCAGCACCTTTTGAAGCAGATGTTAAAGTAGCTGAAGCAGCTATTGCGGCACCAGCGGCAGAGGCGGCACCAGCGGCCGGCGGCGGCGCAAGCGACATTCTAGCAATGATCCGCTCACGTCAGGCGTAACTACCTGCAAAGTAGGGGAGTAACTTCCCCTACTTATTACAGCTTTAATAGGAGAATTTAATGGCTAAGTCATTTGACGTTAGTAAGTTCCGCAAGGACTTGACTAAAAGTATCTCAGGCATGAGTACTGGATTTAACGATCCTACTGATTGGATCAGTACAGGATCATATGCACTAAACTATCTTATCTCAGGAGACTTTCACAAAGGTGTTCCACTAGGTAAGGTTACTGTGTTTGCAGGTGAATCAGGAGCAGGTAAGAGTTATTTCTGCGCTGGCAACATTGTAAAACACGCACAGGATCAAGACATCTTTGTAGTACTAATTGACACAGAGAATGCACTTGACGAGAGCTGGTTGCAGGCATTGCAAGTAGACACAAGCCCAGAGAAGTTGCTCAAGCTAAACATGTCAATGATTGATGATGTAGCAAAAACTATCTCAACATTTGTTAATGACTATCGTGCAATGGATGAAGCAGATCGTCCTAAAGTATTGTTTGTAGTTGATTCGTTGGGTATGTTGCTAACACCTACTGACGTTGATCAGTTTAACAAAGGTGATATGAAAGGTGATATGGGTCGTAAGCCTAAGGCATTGACTTCACTTGTTCGTAACACAGTTAACATGATTGGCTCATTGAACGTTGGACTAGTATGTACTAACCACACATACGCATCGCAAGATATGTTTGACCCAGATGATAAAATTAGTGGTGGCGCAGGCTTTATCTATGCATCAAGTATTGTTGTTGCAATGAAAAAGATGAAGTTAAAAGAAGACGAAGACGGTAATAAGATCTCAGAAGTTATGGGTATACGTGCTGGTTGTAAAGTAATGAAGACTCGTTATGCAAAACCGTTTGAAGGTGTGCAAGTGAAGATTCCTTATGAAACTGGTATGAATCCTTATAGCGGGCTAGTTGAATTGTTTGAGAAGAAGAACTTGTTAGTTAAGCAAGGTAATCGACTCAGGTATACTAATCTAGCAGGCGATGAAATTTTGAGCAGTCGCAAGGCATGGATGATTGGCGGCAAACTTGATCAGATCATGATGGAATATAACGAGAAGATGAAGCCTGTGGTAAATACCGATAAAGTTAACTTAGAAGAAGCAACCGACGATCAAATTGAGGAAGCAACTGCAAATGAATGAAGAACACATCAGTGACATCTGGACGATGTTTAAAGAGTATGTAGACAAGAAGCAAATGGAACTAGTAGCTGAAAAGTTTGTTGATCTATTAGCAGACTATGGTGTCAGTGATGAGACTTTCAAAGAAGTCATCGGCACTGATGCTCCTTTAGATGACGCTATCAGCTACTATCTAGACTTGGACAATGTCGATGACGACGAAGAAGAGTGGGATGAGTAATGGGATGGTATAGCGAAGTATCGCGAGACATATCTAAGATACCGAGTGCTGTACAGTTCTTTGAAGATGAGCTGATACAAGGTCGACTTGATGTAAAGCTCAAAGGCAATGTTGAACGTGCCGCGGCAGAAATGCCCGGTATCGTTGAACAACGTTTTAATCAGCTTCAAGAGATTGAAGCAATCCTACACTACTTAAATATTGAGCTACGTAGGTTGCGTAGCTCATATTTTAAGAAATATCTCGAAAACTATCAACGTGCTCTGAGTAGTCGTGATGTAGAAAAATATGTCGACGGCGAAGCAGATGTAGTTGACTACGAAAAGATTATTAATGAGTTTGCACTGTTGCGCAACAAATGGTTAGGCTTACTTAAAGGTCTTGACTCAAAGGGTTTCTCTATCAATAATGTAATTAAACTGCGGTGTGCAGGAATGGAAGATGCATCAGTATAATATTCTTATAGGATGTGACCAATCATATTACGATGATTGGGCAGTTACACTGTTAAAAAGTATTCAACGCCACAATCCGCATATAGTATTGCATTGCCATATTGTAAATCCTACTAAACATAACGTTTTATCTTCAGTAAGTATCACAACCGAAGATAAAACTTTTTCTAGTGTTGAGAGTAAAATATCATACTTGCAGAGTGTTAGATTTTTAGCCGTAGCAAATAAATTTTCAAAAAATGAAAATGTAATAACGCTTGACGCAGATAGCATTTGTACTCGTGCAATATCTAAATCTGAATTAGAGTTGTTATTTAAAAATCAATATGTTTTAAAACATCATAAAGATAACAGATGGCTAGCTGGATTTATTGCATTTTTAGATAATGGATTTCGACAAGAATATGCAGCAGAATTGCAATCTAACTCTGTAGACACTTGGCTATGGGGAAGAGATCAAACAGTGTTAAATGCACTTGCGCAAAACTATGATTTTTGCACTCTTAGTAAAACTTGGATGAGTATTGGAAAAATTAGACAACATAGTGCATTTTTAACACTTAAAGGAGAACAAAAAGTGTCTAGTAGATATCTTGAAAATTATAAGAAATACTTAACATGATTACAGTTTATTGGTCAAATAGATATCCTAACTTTGGAGACATTTTAACTCCTTTTGTATTAAATTATTATAATATAGCACATACTATGAGTTCAAATCCAGAGACTAGTGATGCAATGTGTATTGGGTCTATTATACAACGGTCGACTAATAATATGATTGTATTAGGAAGCGGAGTTATGCATAGTAAACATAAATTAAATCCAGATGCTGATTATAGATTTGTTCGTGGGCCATTAACAAGAGAAAAGATATTAAGTGCAGGCGGCTTGTGTCCAAAAATATACGGAGATCCCGCATTACTACTGCCATTATTTTGTAATGAAAGTAAAAAAGAATACGATATTGGAATAGTTCCGCATTATGTAGATTATGATGAAATGAAGCTACAGTATCCAGAATACAATATTATTAATTTAAAAAATCATAATCCTTTAGAAGTTGCTAAAGAAATTACTAAATGTAGACAAATTATTTCTTCATCGTTGCATGGCATCATAGCAGCTCATGCATACGGTATTCCTGCTGCTTGGATTAAATTTTCTAATAAAGTAAAAGGAAATGATATAAAATTTAAAGATTATTTTGCATCGGTTAATGTTGATACACATATTACATCTATATTAGATAACGTAAAATTTAGCACTGGTATATTACCCGATTTAAATAAGATCGAAGAAAAGTTTAAGGAGTTACTATGAACTTAAAAGCAAAAGGATGTAGTACACCTGCACCTAATTTATTACAATTTAGATTATTAAAGTATGCATTAGAAGAATACAGTATTAATATTGAAAAATTAGATCCACTAGTTGATCATAGGAACGGTATTATAGATCTACAAGGAGTACAAATTGGGATTAAGTATCCTAAAGAATACTTAAATCATATATCATTATTAAATCATAAAAAACTATATGATTATTGCTTTGTAGGGCATTTTGAGTCTTTTGGCCGGCAACAGAGTTTAGAACCATTTATAGAAAAAAACAGTTATATTAAACATTCTACTGTCGGTAGGCAAAAAGAAAAATATGATTTTGATACACAATACTACCAAATAATTTGTAATTCTAAATTTGGTCTTGTTCCTAATCATGTTGATGCAAAGCGTCCTAAAAAATGGCAACACCCAAATGCATGGAGTTACAGATTTATAGAAACAATTATTTGTAATACAGTTCCAGTATTATTTTGCGAAAGTCCTCTAGGAAGTAATTGGATCAATGGATTTAAATTTTTATGGAACAACTCTAAATTTGATATTAACGACACTGAGTATCGAGATATAATTAAACATAATACTGCACTAGCAAATAGTCGCTATTTTCTTACACTTGACGAGCTCACTCAAATACAAAATTTATTGTAAACTGCATATATAAATATCTATATGAATAAAGTAGTATTAACCACCGGCGGATTTGATCCTCTACACAGCGGACACATTGCCTATTTCAAAGCAGCACGAGAACTTGGAGATCATCTAGTAGTTGGTGTTAACTCAGATGAATGGCTAACTAGAAAGAAAGGCAGACCATTTATGCCTTTCGAAGAACGTTGTGCAATCATTAAAGAACTATCGTGTGTTGACGAAGTTATTGGATTTAACGACAGTGACGATACAGCAATAAGTGCTATAGATCAAGTACTAGCAACCAAAGGTACAAGTTGGCGTGTTGTGTTTGCTAATGGCGGCGATAGAACAAATAAGACTACCCCCGAGTATGCTACATTCGGCGGACATCAAGATGTAGAGTTTGCATGGAAGGTGGGCGGTAGCAACAAAGCCAATAGTTCAAGTTGGATACTAGACGAATGGAAAACACAAAAGACTGAACGTGACTGGGGTTACTGGCGTGTGTTAGATGACAGACCTGAGAAAGGTTACAAAGTAAAAGAACTTGTGATATATCCAGGCAAGGCACTAAGCGACCAAAAACATTTTAAACGTTCAGAACAATGGATGGTACTGGAAGGTGTAGTTGATATGCAGACTGAGTGGAACGGAAATGTATCAGCACTAAAATTAATACCGCACGGAATACCTTATGAGATTGGCAAGGAAGTTTGGCATCTAGCATCTAACAGTGGTACAGAAAATGCACACATACTAGAAATACAATGGGGTGAGTGCGTTGAAGAAGATATAGAAAGAAGAGACACATGAAAGTATTTGTAGGCTACGACCCAAGAGAAGACATAGCATATCAAGTATGCAAACACAGCATTGAACGGCATAGTCCGACTGCACAAGTTATTCCGCTAAAACAAAATGATCTTAAACGTCAAGGTTGGTATTCAAGATCCCCGGACAAACTTGCTAGTACTGAATTTACATTTACTCGCTTCTTAGTTCCCGAACTTGTTAACTTTAGTGGTTGGGCAGTGTTTATGGATTGTGACATGTTACTTAGAACAGACATTGCAGAGTTGTATGCACAAGCAGATGATACAAAGGCAGTGATGTGTGTGCAACACAACTACGCACCTAAAGAAGGCACCAAAATGGATGGACAAACACAAACAGTTTATCCACGCAAGAATTGGTCAAGTATGATGCTTATCAATTGCGGCCATCCTGCTAACAAAAGACTTGACATTGATTTAGTAAATGAGAAAGAACTTAACGGAGCATACTTTCATAGATTTAGTTGGCTAGAAAGTGATGATCTAATTGGTGAACTATCACCTGAATGGAATTGGTTAGTAGGACACTATAACGAGCCAGAGGATGGTGCACCAAAACTATTACACTACACAGAAGGCGGACCGTGGTTTGAAAACTATAGGAACTGTGAATACAATCAAGAATGGAAACAAGAATTACAGGCGATGATGAATGGGTAAAGTAGCAGCAATAGATAGTACAGGTGGCAACAACTATGCAAGAAAAGGTCACGATTATGATCCTTATTTGCGTAGTTTCATAGAAGGTGTTAGCGGTATAGAATCTAGTTGGGAGGCTGAAGAAAATACTGACAGTACTCTAATAATTAGAGGACTCGGCGGCGGGAGTCAAAAAGCTATTAAACGTTGTTGGGCATCTGGCAGAAACTTTTATGCAATGGACACTGGTTATTTTGGAAACGGCAAACACAAAACTTGGCACCGTATTACATATAACGCACTGCAAAATATGCACGAAATGTTACCGTACGATAAATCAAGGCTAGAATTACAGCTAGGGCCTTTTAAAGAAATATACAAGCCATTTACGTCGGGTTCAAAGATCTTAGTATGTCCTCCCAGTGATAAAGTAATGAATATGTTCGGGCAGGGTACTGCTAAAGAATGGACAGAAAAATTAGTAGCAAATTTATCTACACTAACAGATCGTCCTATTGAAATTAGAATGAAGCCTATTAGAAGCGAACGCATTAGTACAAAAACAATACAAGATGCACTGCAAGACGATGTACATTGTCTGATCACATACAATAGTATTGCTGCTACTGAAGCACTTATGGAAGGCAAACCTGCCATTACATTAGGACCAAATGCAGCACAATTAATTTGCGAAACAGACCTAGCAAACTTGGAAAATCCTAAAATACCTACACGAGACGAAATGTTTGCATTCTTAACACACTTGTCGTACTCACAATTTACACAAGCTGAAATGGAAGATGGAACTGCTTGGCGTATACTACAGGAGACACAAGTATGACTATAACAGTTGCATCCTACCTAATGGGAATACCTCCGGGAAATACCAATCCAGAAAAGCCACAAATTATTGTAAACTTTATTGAAGGAGTATGGGCATGCGGTGATAAAGGCCAAATTGTTTGTGACTATACACCAGTTGACGTAGATGTTGCAGTAGTACAGGGATTCGTGCATCCAAACAGTAAAAATTCTCCACACTTAAATTTACGCAAATCAGTATTTGAAAAACAACAACAAAACGGCAAGCGTAGTATAATTGTAGACAGTAACTTATTTTTATATGCTGATAAAGGAAACTCTAATCAATTTTTACGTTATAGTTATGATGGTGTATTTCCTAACACTGGCGAATATTGTAACGATGATCCTGATCCTGCACGGTGGGATTTAATTAGTAGTCGTTTAGGAATTAAGTTAAAGCCTCGTCAAACTACAGGTAATAATATTTTAATATGTTGCCAGCGTGACGGTGGCTGGAGTATGGACGGCATCCAACTTATGCCTTGGTTAATTAAAACTATCCAACAAATTAGAAAACATAGTGACCGAACAGTTGTAGTTAGATTTCATCCTGGAGATAAAGGCATTCTTAATCATAAAAGAATGTTAGCAAGGTATAGGCTGGCAAATGTACAAGTAAGTCATTCTGATCATATATTACAAGACTTTGCTGCTTCATATTGTGTAATAAATTATAATAGTAGCCCAACAATAGCAGCAGCTATTGAAGGTATTCCTACTATTGTATTAGACCCAACTAACAGTCAAGCAGCAGAAGTATCTCATCATAAGTTGGCTGATATCGAAACGTTAAAAGAATTTGACAGAGAAAAGTGGATTCATAAAATGGCGCAAATGCATTGGACACTAGACGAACTTAAAGACGGAACAGCATGGAAGCACCTAAGGAAGTGGGCAATAAAATGAGCAAGGCAATAACAGTAGTAACAACATTTCACCCAGCAGGGTTATCAAAGTACGGTCAGCGTATGATTGATAGTTTTGCATTAAACATTGACAAGCGTATTAAGTTGTTAGTGTATGCAGAGGATTGTAAGCCTGTTAATCCTGATCCAAGCCGCATTGAGATATTAGATGCAAAGGTAGCATTACCTAAACTAAATGCATTTAAATCAACATGGGGACATGTTCCTAAAGCTAATGGTGACATTACTAATGAGCCACAGCGCCACACACGCAAGGACTGGATGAAGAAATTCAAGTGGGACGCAGTTAGGTTCGCTAATAAAACATACGCAGTGTATGACGCTTGTGTGCGTTCTAAGGACTGGTGTGTGTGGATGGACGCGGATACATATGTGCATAGCCCTTGGACGTACGAAGACTTTGCCGCGCAGTTACCAGACAACTCTTGGATCACTTATGTAGGCAGAGGCAAAGGATCGCAGACATGGCCAGAGTGCGGCTTCTACGGATTAAACTTAAATCATCCTGTGTGTCACGAGTTCCTTAAAGAGTTTGAAAGAGTATACGAAGAAGCAGACAACGGAATATTCTTGTTAGAAGAATGGCATGACAGTTTTGTGTTTGGAAGTATATTAAACAATATGAAATTACAATTTCCTAATGCACACGATTATAGTGCTGAAATGTATTTGCGTGAAGCAAAGTCAGGAGGCGGAGGTCATCCGTTAATTAATGGCGTACTAGGCAAATGGATTGACCATATGAAAGGTGGACGCAAAGACGCAGGCAAGTCGCAACGCAAAGACATCATGGTTAACAGAACAGAAGATTATTGGAATGAAATTTAGTTTATGGACGGATTATGGCGCACTTAATAGCAAACCGGTTTTTGACGCTTTTGCAAATAGTCTTAATGACAATGGGCATACTGTTGTTTATAACGATAGTAGTGCCAACGTTAACGTTATTTGGAGTGTTCTTTTTCACGGCCGCATGGCTAGAAACAGGCAAGTTTGGGATCAACACAAACCTACAATAGTGTTAGAAGTAGGAGGCATTAAACGTGGTACGACATGGAAAGTAGGGCTCAATGGAATTAATCGTGATGCTTATTTTAGCAGTATGGGTAATAATTCTGTACGTGCTAATAGCCTTGGGTTATATTTAAAGCCTAGACGCAGTGGCGATAACATTCTTATATGCGGACAACATGATAAGAGTTTACAATGGCAAGATATGCCGACAATGCAGCAATGGGTAACAGAAACAATAGCTACAATTAAAACAGTTAGTGACCGTCCTATTATATTTAGACCGCATCCTCGTTGCAGAGTAAACGTAGACAGTAGTGTTACAGTACAAACTCCTAACAAGATTCCCAACTCGTATGACGACTTTGACATGAGCTTTGATAACATATGGGCAACAGTAAGTTGGAACAGTAATCCAGGTATACACAGTGTAATTAATGGAGTCCCGGCGTTTGTAGGCAAAAGCTCACTAGCGTATGATGTTGCTAACACATTGTTGCTGTGGATAGAAAATCCACGTATGCCAGACAGAACACAGTGGCTTAATGACTACGCACATACTGAATATACACTTGAAGAAATATCACAAGGAATTCCATTAAAGAACTTGACTTCTAAGCTAATCTAAGCTATAATACATGTATGATATTAAATTTAGAAGATTGCTTAGAACACCTTGCAGGCATGCGTGAGTCACCTGTAAAATTCACTATCGAACAAACTGACTTTACTATTGTGACTAGTATTGCTAGACAGTGTTTTAAAGGTATGGCACTAACTGATAGACAGTCTGCACTTATGCAAGAAAAACTGTTGCCTTATCGTGAACAATTTACTAATATAGATTGGGACTTTGATTATGCAGTTACGCAATTACGTCAGCCATTGCGCAGCATTGATAGAAGCAAATATATTAAATTGCAAGACGACAACATTGTAGTTAGGTTTCCTTTTAACAAAACTGACATCTGTTACATACACGAATTTGCAAATAATGCTGAAGGGTATTATCATCAAAAAGGCACTCATATACACGAATTTACATATAACGAACGTAATATATTAAACTTATTGGATCGGTTTACAAAAAAAGAATTTGCAATTGACGAAGAATTATTAGAAATTTACAACAAAATAAAAGTTATAAATGATAATCCACAAGATCATCTTAGCGGTATAGGCGACGATTATAATTTAATTAATATTAATCCTACACTTGTAGTTACGATACAAGATGAAGTCGGCGATACGTCTGCTGAAAGTTTTACAAAACTTTATGATCGTAGATTTAGATACGGGTTTAATCATGTTGCCAACTTAGACAAGGCAAGTAATCAACTTGTGCATGAAATTGCTTCACGCAAAGATAAAACATATCACAGTAAGCCTAGTGTTCAATCAACACAAGATGTGCTAACTGCATTATGGGAGTTAGACAGATTTCCGTTATTAGTTGTACTGGATCCTACACATGCAGAAGAACAATTATATACGTTTGCAAATCATTATAGGGACATATTAGATTCAAACGAACAAAGTGTGTTGTTTCGGGCAGAGGAAAAGGACGCAGGCTTTAACCAATTGATTAAGGACAGAAAATTAAACAATTGGGTTGACAGCACTACAAAAGTAGTGTATATTAGTAAGAGTAAGTTACCAAAGTTACTTGTTAAAAATAATTGGAAGCCTAATGCTACATTTAGTTTTACAAGTTCAATGGACCGTTTTGTGGACAGTTATGTTTCATTTAACTGTGACTTAATAGTATACAGAGAAGAACAAATGAGTCCAATGAGGAGACATTCAAAATATTATGGCTAGTTGTAAATTGATTATTGAAGACGAAGTAAACATTAAGATCGAAGGTCTTGATGTAGATGTACGACGACAACTTGCCAACGCATTAAAGTTTGAGGTTCCTTATGCAAAGCATATGCCACAGTATAAACTAGGACGCTGGGACGGCAAAGTTGCTTTCTTTGGTATTGGCGGCAGCGGCTACGTTAATCATCTTGATGTAGTACAGCGTGTGCTTACAAAGAATAATGTTGAAATTGCAGACATTGACGACAGGCGAATGCACATTAGTTTAAACTTTAAACACGTAACAGAAGACTACTGGAAGGACCAAGGAGTTGTTTGGCCTGAAGGACATCCTGCAGAAGGTGAAGATATTATTCTGCGTGACTATCAAGTAGAAGCAATTAATACATTCTTAGATAATCCACAGAGTTTGCAACAGATTGCTACTGGTGCAGGCAAATGTCGAACTTATGATTCTACAATGGATATAGATGTAGGTAATTCTGATTTTGCTGAATATTTGCTAAATAAAGTAAGAAATAGCAACTGGAGCAATTCTATGAACGTAGCAACTTTTTGTAAAACATATCAGCGAAAAATGTGGAAGTCGATGATTACTAGGAAAAAATTAGATTTCACCTTAT